TTCATTATTTCTTACAGCATAACAATTTACATTATCGGAATATATAGATTTATAGTTACCATTATCTTTTTTAGAATATCCTTTTCTTTTAGAAATATTACCTTGCTTATCAATATTTACATTAATTGCTTCTTTAAGATAATCTGATGGAGTATTCTCTGGTCTAAGAACATTATTAATTCCTTTAAAATCTGAAAGAGTAATTGTCCTAGGATGTTTAGGCATTACAATCCTCCATATTTAATAGACCTATTATTAGTTCTTCGTTTTCTAATATCAGAATAAGCAGATGTAAAAGGAAATTCTTGATTAAATCTTTGTAAAAACATTAATGATCTATTAGGATCTAAAGTGTTTGCCTCATCTTTATTATAACATAGATATGCTGCATAATCTAACATCGGTATTACAAATTCTTCCCTTAACTCAATTTCTTCATCTTGATTTTCCCATGTTAAAGGATATAATGGAAGTCTATAAACTAATAGCTTATATATATCCTCTGTAGATGATGTAGGAATTGGGTAGAAAGTAATGGTGCCTGTATTATAATCAAGAATTACTCTATTAGGAGTACCTGTAATCGTTTCAGATTTAGTATTGTTCCATTCATCTTGAATATCAATAATAGATAATGATCTATGAGTAGTTACAGATTTTACACCCTTTACTTGAAGAATCCTAGGATCTAGTTTATAAGATTGAATACCATCTTTTGTTTTAATATTAAATAAAGAATTAACTTCCTTAACTGGTAAAATTCTACGATATACCTGATTTAATGCTTCATTAATATTATTTACAAGTTCCTCATTCCTCCATCTTAATTGAAAAGAAGATTGATCATTATCGTCATATATATCCCATGTTACAGAAATACCGCCGCTGTCATCTAAAATATTAGTTCTTAAAAAACTAACTGCATCTACTAATTTCATAACTATTCTCTAGAAGCAACTACTTCGTCCCATAGCTTAGTAAGAGATTTCTTATCAATTTTGACTCCAGTAGCTGCACTAATTTTAATAGCATTGGGTTGATTATCCTTAGTTAGAAAATTTCTAGGATCATCGTATACGCTGTTAAGAAAATCAATTAATGTTTGATGTTCTTTTTCAGCAGATTCTTTAGCTTCTTTAGCTTCTAATTCTGCTTTAGCTACAGCCGACAAGTCTTCCATATCTCCTGTTAAAGCTCCTACCGCATATGCTTCTTTCCAGAATTTTTCATCTAATTCAATTCCTTTTTCATCAATAATAGCAGTATGACCAGAGCTTAACGCAACTCTTAATTCTCCTGCTGGAGACCTAAATTTCTTTAATCTCATATGTTATCCTTTAATAAAAAGGGCGACCTAAGCCGCCCTTATGTTAATTAACCTTGTGAGTATTCAGCTTTGCCTCTACGTACATATTCAAGTACAATAGTAGCCTTACCTACTGCTACAGGATTAGCACCTGCTACAGTTACTTTAAGTTTTTCTGTTACAGGATGAGTAAACCCAGTAACCACTAATGGGGTAACACCTGTTGCTGAAACACTTGTAGCAGGTAAATATCTAGTTGGAGAACCCGTATCGCCAATAGATACTGTAGTGAGTGCGGTAGTGGCAGTATCAACAATTAGATAACCACCTGTTACGATAGCATCATTAGGTACTTCTACAGCATCATATACGCCTTGTAGGTCGATATCTTTACCCGTACCAAACTCAATATCTTGAATAGCAACCGTTGTTTCCTGTCTGCCTGAATTAATTTTAATAGCCATTTATTCCTCTTATATAAAATGGGGCTTAAATCAATAAGCCCCGTAGCGATTAGATTGCGTGATCTACTGCTAAAACTCCAAAATCTTCTACAGATTTATCATAGATAGAATAGAATTTTGGTTTCAAGAATCCGAACATTTTCAATTATATTACGATACATTCCTTGTATCTCTACATGTCTCCATGTAGTTTAGACTATATCTTTATCGTTGAAAGAATTATTTTTGTAAAAATTTATTTGTGAGGGAATAACTTGTAAATTAAGAGTAACATGTAATCCAGATACACACCTTCCTTGTAAAGGAATTATATGATCTACGTTAAAAGTTTGTTTAGAATGTTTATTTAATATTGCACATAATTTATATGTTTCTTTTATATTATGATTTGTAATATCATTATTAAAAACAGTTCTTTGCAATTTTTTAACTCTGCGCAATGCAGTATGCGCATTAATCTTATGAGGATTATTTTTAGAATATTTTAACTTAATCTTTTTAATTCTATCTTTATTTTTAGAATTAGTTGAATATTCTTTATAGTACTTTTTAAATTTAATTTTATTTTCTGTTTGATTTCTATAGTTCGAATTATATTCTATAACCCGTTTCCTATATTCTAAATCATTCTTATATTTTTCTCTTTTGAGTCTATTCCTACACTCAACACATTTCCTTTCATCTTGGACAAAAGGAATTACGCCATCATCCTTGCGTTTACAATATTTACACTCTTTCATACGATATCTCCCATTTCCACTTTAAGCTAAAAGTGTACGAGCCATGCTCTAGTCGTTGAACTTTACTCATATAGACACTTAAAATTGCTAATAAGTTTCTACTTAGAGTCTTAGCTGCTGATTGTCTCTATTACTTTATTTTTAAACTTTCAACATCTACTTTCGTAATGTTTGTAGTTAAAGTACCTATCAAGAGTTTCCAGCAATTAGAGAGATTTTCACTAGCAGATTACGCTGCTAGGCGACAAATTTTATCGACATTAATGCCTGGACTTGAATCATAGTTAAACCATTTTTCTGACCACTCTGGGGCACCTAAGTCAGCCATGCCCAATGCTTGAGCGCCGCACAACAACATGCGAGAGCCGTCCACATTTGCAGCAGCACCCCATTTATCGGTGCCTGAAGTAGCACCAGTAGTATTATAAACCAAACGATGTTCGTGGAATACAATACCGTCTACTGTTACAACACCACCTGTAAACCAAGGGTTTTTAGATGAGCGTTGTTCGGCAGTAGTAATAGCTCTTTGATAGTCTGCATCCTTCTTCAGTTGAGCTAATGCTTCAGGACGAACAAAAGCAATATAATATTCTTTACCACCTTCATTCAATGGTTTAATATAATGATTCTTTGCATATGTAGCAATATCTACAATAGCTTTATAAGTAAGAACATCTGTACTTACCATAGCTGCGGTATTGCCAGTAGCTAGACCGGTATAACCAGTAGAATCACCAGTTGTATTTGTTACACGAAGATGGCGTTTAGCAGAAGGAGGAGTTACACTAGCAGCAAAAGCCAAATTGCTAAATGCTGTAGAAGTCCTTAATGAACCATCATTGTTTCGTGAATAATCAACTCCAGATAAAGTTAAAAATGCCAATTGATCCATACGATTAGATAACCAATATGCTAATCGATCTCGTGCATTTTCTCTAAAGTTAATTACAGTTTTTTGTTCTGCGAGCTTACCTTTCTGACGAACACCATGACTGATTAAGTCAATAGTGATTTTGTCATTGTAAGAACGCATCTCTTCTTCGTTCAATTATGTTAATCTATATGTCTCCATATAGTTCAGACTATATCTTCAATTAATTTATTTGATTTTTTAATATTCTCTTCGGCAGTTATAATTCGAAGATTAGTTTCAACATGTAGTCCACATGCTTTAGGATTTACTAAAGGAATTATATGGTCTACATGATGTGCAATACCGGTAAGCATTGTTAATTGTTGAGCCTCTTTATACAAGTCTTTAATTGCTTTTTTATCAGCCCATTTAACAAATGCACATCTTTTGTTCGCCCTTCTTTGAGCGTTGCAAGCATTTTTTATTGCTCGGTATCTTTCTTTATTTCTTTTAATCCATTGTTGATTAACTTCATATATTTTATCCCTATTATTAAGACGATATTCTGTCATATACTTTTTGATTCGCTCTTTATTTCTAAGTCGCCAATCTTTATTCTGTTTATATAAAAGTTTTTTATTTTTGCTTTTATATTTAAGATTATATTCTCTACAACAGTTTTTACATGAGTTTAATCTACCATCCTTATTGTTTTTATTTTTAAAGAAAAAAGAAAGTGGAAATTCCGTATTACACTTATTACAAATTTTCATTAATTGTCCTCTGTTTCGGATAAATATATCCTATAGGTTTAACCCTAGTCGTTGAAGGTTCCTCTATTTCGAGGCTTCCCTGCTGATTGTCCAATTCTTTAGATTTTTAAACACTCATGATTATTAAAATAATAATTCATAATTTCAAGCCTGAGCGTATTTCATCTCTACTTTGTAGTTCTAAAGACTCTAAGGATATTCCAGCAATAAAAAGGATTTAATGAGAGCTATGCGAAAAGATAACCCTCACGTTCGTTATCACCAACTACACCATCGTCAACTAAATCTGCAAGAAGGTGCATGATTACTTCTTCACCTTTTTCAGTCTTAGTCAATTCAGTAATGCGTTGAATAACGCTGTCAGGAGAAGTACCTAGAAACTTAGAAATAAACGCTTTATTACGTGCTTGTTTCCACAAGTCTCTAGACCATACTAATTTTTGATCAGCAGTCAGTGCTGCAAAATTTGTTAGCATTAATTTTTCCTCTTTTTAATTATATTAACAGTTTGTTTTAACGATTAGACATATCGGAGTCCCTACCGGCTCTTTATCGTAAGAACATACGTCGTCAAACATCTGTTGACTTTTTTAATCTCCTCTTAAGATTCTTTTTTCTTTTTCAGTAAGTTTTTCAAACTCTTTTTCAGAAAGCTTAGTAATATCAATACTATCTAAATCAACATTCTTAGTCCCCGAGGATCGAGTTTTAGGAGGCTGAGATTTAGCTGCTTTTACTGATTTTTTAATAGATTTAGCTTTTCGAGTTTTACCTAATTCTTTAGATTCATTCGATTTATATAAAGGAACAACTTTAGTTACTGCTTTCTGAAGTGCTTCTGGTTTAGATAATCCTGATGCTACAAATCCTGCCATCAAAGTATTAACTGTATCAACCGCTTCTTCATTATAATTATCTGAATCTACATTTAAAAATTCGTATTTACTTTCAAACTTTTCAATTAAAGTATCGAATTTTAATTGCTCAGTACTTTGTTTAGATACCGACTCAATCTTCTTTTCATTTTCAGATTCGATTGATTTAATTACAGATATCATTTCTTCTCTTCGTGCGTCATCAATTTCTGCTCGAAGTTTAGCAGTCTTAGATGTTTCTCCTTCAATAATTAATTCAGCATATTTTTCTTCTGCCGAGGCAAAATCATAACTAGGAGTATCATCTTCAGATGATTGTTTGGATTCTGGTTTTGAATCAATTAATTTTGTTAATTGTTCTTCTAACCATTTTACCCTTTCACGCTCTTCTTCACGTTGAGCAATAACTTCATCTAATCTAGATTTTGGAATTTTAATATTGGAAATATCTTCCTCATCCTCTTCAGACTCTTCATCCTCTTCGACATCCTCGTCTTCTTCGTCTTCAGAATCTTCAGAATCTTCGATATCTTCGATATCTTCGATATCCTCTTCAGAATCTTCATCCTCATCTAAATCGACTTCATCACCACGATCTAATTCTTCGTAATCTTCATCGTCGTCAATATTAAACATTAAATCTAATTCAAAATCAGCTTCTTTTTTTTCTACCATGATATACCTTTTACGTTGGTTAAACTGTCCATTAGTCCTGATTATCGTATCAGTAAACGAATTTATTTATAACCATTATAAGTTAAAGAATAGTGATTACCATCATTAAAACGCCCTCCCCACCTACAGAGAGGGTGTTGCTGCTCCCACCATTCACCTAATTCCCTATGTCCTTCCGTAGTTTGTATAAAACGACCATCTTTAAATAAATTTAAATCAATAGCCAATTTTAATTTATGACAAGAATTTCTATGTCCATATCCTTTCTTCTCACCAATAGATCCAAATACTCTTGGATCTCGATATAGATCACCTCCTCTTATTTCAAAGCCCATTTCATGAGCTTTGTCAATGAGTCGTGGAAGCAGTCTCATAAACAATTCTTGTTGCTTACCTAATGTCATTGTAAATCTCCCAATTTAGAAATACTATTATTTAACATGGAGTTGCCTTCTGGCATTTGATCTTCAATCAATTGTTCTTGAGACTTTTCAGACTCGTTAGTGACTAATTCTAGCAATCTATCAATTACATCTGCTGTTTTAGGATTTTGTGAAATCATATCCGCAACTTCAGTAACTGTTTTTAATGCTGCTGCTTTTTTATTTGCAGCTTCATTTTCTAATTTTTCAGATTCAGCTTTAAGCTTATTAGTTTCTAGCTTTGCTTGTTCTTGTTGTTCTGGACTTGGTTCTTTAGCAAGACGTTTAGCTATTTCTGATTTTCTTGCAAGAGTACTCATTAGTACCATTTCATCATCAGGAATATCAACTCCATACTTCTTAAGTTCAATAGCCTGTGAGAACTGAGAATTTTGAAATGTAATTTGAGTTGGTACATCTGCTATTACTACATCATATTTACCTACTGTAACATCATTAATTATTCCAGCATCGTCCTGTTTATTAATAGTAATTTGCTCCATTGAATCACTTTGATTAGGCCCTGTAATTAGTACAGTTCGCTCTTCGGTATAAAATGACTGAATAAGCTTTAATAATCGTTGAGCAATCATATTACGAGTTCTAAATAAATTATCAATAGGAGCTGCTAATTGGACTGCTGCTTGCTGTACACGGGACTGAATTGCTGTACCTGATACTTCAGGCCCTTTACCTCCTTGAAACGTCTCAGAAACGCCTGAGATAAGTCTAATAAGGTCTACACCTGATGTTACTAAATCCTTTAGACCAGTTGGAATCTGATTTGGTTCAATTTTTTCAGGAGGGCGTCTACCAGTTTTATATTCTAATACTAAACCAGTTTGAGAACCTTCTTCTTCTAAATCCTCCACATCCATATTTACTAAAGAGTTCTCTTCAACTTTCCACCCTGAATTAGCAGTAGTATTTACAACATGTAAAATTTGAGAATAAACTTTATTTAACATTTCCTGAGTCTTAACTAAGTTATCGACAAGACCCATTGTAACACCACGTCTAAAGTAAGGAAAGTAAGGAACCACTGTAAAATGATCATAAGGACTCCAATCATCATGAAGTATTACATCTTTAGTAGATACTGTCCATCTAATACGTTTAATTAATTTCTTTATTACATCTTTATTTGTACCACGAATTTCTTTACGCGCTTGTTTTTCAGTAACGCCATCTGGAACTGGGGTAAGATCTCCCGTAGATAAATCAACATAAAATAATCTATTTTGTAATACCCAGTGTTGTCTATCAATTATTCTAGCATGTTTAACTCCTGATGAATCTACGTAAAAAGAAGAATAATTATTTAATGTTCCAAATTTATTTCTAGGTTCTTCATACGAATTTGTTCCAAAATCAGAGTCATTCTCAATTAATGATTGAATTTTTCGCCATTTGGCTAATCCATAAGTAGTTTTAATATCATTAAATGATAGCCAAGATGTAACCATTACATCTGACCAATCGTCAGGATCATACGATTTAGCGTCAGGATCAGGTATAACATCAAGAGGATCTAATGTTGTTATTTTAATATCACCATAGATATTCTCATTAAAATCCATTCTAATATCAAAATAACCTCGTTGTTGAATAAGTCCGTCTGAAAAAACTTGAGATTCTAACCAAGGAAAATTATTCTTATCTACAATATACATTGCTAGTTTAGTTAGAATATCAGATATATTCTGGTCATCTACTTCTCTAGGTTTATACGCAATATCCATTCTAGATTGAGTTTGGTATCCAATCACTGTATTCAAAGTAGAAAAGATAATATTTTCCTCCAACCAAGGTTTCCCTTTCTTTTCAAGCTCTTTTTTAATATTATCAGACCATTGCCTACCACCACCTAGATAAAAATTTTCATTAGTTCTAGCAGTAATTTGATATTCGTGATGACCTCTTTTAACAGCATTCTGGTACCTATCCCATTGCTGCATTGCTACTTGAATTTCTTTTTTTAGTTTTGTAGTCATTATGCGCTTTTCCAATCCTTAATTGAAACTACTTTATTTGAGTTTCTCATATATTCAGATCTAAATGATCTTTTCTTTGGTAATGTAATTCCTATACTCATGTATCTAAAAGCATCAGTTGGATCAGATGACCAATCATGTACAGGCTTGTCTTTGTATTCTTGATTTTTTTCATCGAATTGTCTATGATAATTTTTAAGTGCATCTATTCCTATTGCACATCTTTTTTGATCTATATAACACAAAGGTAATACCATACGTACTGCATTAATACCTTCCTCTAAGGGAAGTTTAGGAATACAATTTACTTTTGTTCCTACAAATAACTTTTCAGCAACTTCAAATCTAGTTCTACCTGTTCCAAATTCAATATTCATTATATCATGAGGAAAATTATGACTAGCATAGATGTATTTTTTACGCTGTAATAATTTAGCATAATGGTCTAGTCCTTTACCTTTATCTTGTAAAAAATCAATTACATGAATTTTATTATCTACAATTTGAGTAAACCAAATACAGGTATTATCGCCTACACCGATATCCCACCAGGTACTTACTGGTACCGAAGGATCTATATCTAAATTAGTTATTCTCTTTTCTTGTTCTGCTTCTTCAATTAGAGAAAGAAAATAAAATCCTTGTGAATTTGCAATCCATGAACAATTATGTACTACTATAGAATTTACACAATAACTATGTTCTTCTGCTACATCTAAATTATATACATTACCTTCGTAATGTTCTTTTTCTATTGAAAGTATTTTAGTAGAATAATTATATTTATGTTTATTTATAAATCGAGATTTAGATGATTTATTTCCTCTTATATCATATACAGTGTTTAATAAAACATTCCTACCTAAAATATTTCCATTAGAATTATTTTTAATTTCCCTAATTCGCATTTTATACCCTAGCGAATTTCCTAATAATTGCACTTGATATGCTAAAGTTTTTGAAATAGTCGTATATATAAATTCAGAATTATTTTGAATATGTCCATCACCTAATATTAAATTATCAAATACTAATTGTTCATAACCCTTTATTATTGGAGGAATTTTCTTATTAATAGAGCCTGCTCCACAATTAAGTATTAAGAATTCACGTAAATGTCTTGAACATACAGTTATTGTTCTAGTATTATTTTTAATATTATCATAAAATTTACATTTTAATCCAAACTCTTCTTTAATCGCTTTTTTTAGTTTTTTACTAATATCTTTTTCAGAAGACAGATTGATTGTAAATTGAACAGTATTTTTACCACAAGATCCTTCAGTTATATACCAAGATATAATGAATGCTAAATTTTCTGAAATAACTTTAAAATTATCAACAAGAGGTCTAGGTATTGTTAGCCTATCACTTAAACTTAGATTTTCAGCTGGAATCCATTTATTATTAACACCATCGTTACATACTCTAAAAGGATGATTCGGGGTGCAATAAATTGGTTTATTATTACCTATTACTTTTATTTTAAGAATTTCTCCTGAATAGTATCTTTTAGATACTCCTCTCACTCTTCTATATGAATTACCATGAGTTAATACCATGTCAGATGTAGTTATTTCTGATATATCTTTAATTCCATTATTTGTAATAACATCAGATACAAATGGAAGAAAACAATAAAATTCCTGCTGAACCATTTCTTTAGACATTCCGGCATCAATTTCTTCTTGGATAGCCTCTTGTGTAATGATGGGATTTCCATCCCAATCTTTAGTATCATCTACTGTAAGAAATTGAGTAAACCAATTCTGGTTATTCAATGCCATATTATACATCTTATAGAAATGATTTTTACCATTAGGAGTACTATTAAAACAAGCCCATCCACCATTTTCAGCAAGAATTGGTCTTACAATATGCCATGCTTTAGGGTTTTGAAATGCAAATTCTGAAAATACACATCCTACTGGATTAGATCCTCGAACCTTATCAAACTTATCTGTACCAATAACTTGAATGACAGATCCATTGACTAATTCAAGTTTCATGTCAGTAGAGTTTTTACGTTGAATTAGTTGTTCTGGAATATGATCTAAAAATTTAAATCCTGACCCATCTACGCCATCCCAGATTACTCTTCGGCCTTGTGCAAATTCAGGAAAAAGATAATAATATACACCTTTTCGTTCAAAAGCTTTTTTAATAAGTAGGTTAAATAATGATTTATCTTTACCTGCTCGACGATGATATACAACAATAGCTCTTTTATATCCGCTATCCATTGCTTTAAATAATTCTAATTGATAAGGTCGAGGTTTAAACTCGTGAGGTATTGTTATAATATTACTCATAATTAAGATTTATATGCTTTGACTGCCTTTTCCACAGACCTTCCTACAACATATCCACCCAATCCAACTTTAACAATTTCTAATAGTGCTAATATTTGACTTTCAGGTAAATTTGCAGCGGTGTATCCTAACCAATATGCAGTAATTAAAATTGCAAAATCGATCATTACTAAAGGTCTCCAATTACGCTGTAACCAGCTCTCACCTTTAGCTTCCGCTACAATTACACTAACTCGTTGTTTAAGTTCTTCGGATTCGGCGCTGATTAAGTCCTTAGTAATTTCTGCTTTAAGTCTTTCAGATAAATCAGCATCCTTAACAAATTTATCAAGCGTTTTTCCTACTATGTCACTAATAGGTTTTACTAACATTTCTAACATAATCTATCCTAATATTTTAGTATTTGTTAATATCCATATAGCAATACCCACAAATGTAGAAAGAGTAGCCCATATCACTTTAATAGTATTTTTTGATACTTTATCAGATAATTCCGATTTAATATTTTCTATTTGTTTATGAATATCATTTAATTCATGTTGAAGATCATCTTTCGATACAGAAGAATCGTTGATATGTTGAAGAATGCTTTCTCTAGTAGTAACAATCTTCATATCAAGTTCTGATTGAGAAGAAATTACTTTAGAAGAAATTTCATGCAAATCCTTTTTTATCTGATCTAATGAATCCATTATAATTCTGAATGTTCTTTCTTCTCGTTCTAGTTGACGTATTTGATTATCTTCAAGCATGTCCATTCTTGATTTTGAAAACATACTCATTATCGTTGCCCCACTTCAAAATTAATTGTCCGTTCATCATAGTCAGGTGTAGCAAAACCATTATCTACATAGAATCCTACTGTTACACTAAACCTATCTACTCCAGATGGCACAGGGCCTACTTTAAATGAGATTCTACCACTAGAATCATATTGTAAATCATTAACTGGAACTAAATCTGTAGATGTCGCAGTTGGTGCATTTCCTGATATAATTAATGAGTCGTTTGCTGATAAATAATAACTATTTGATATGGTGATATATTCTACAGTATTATCTAAAACTCTGTCTCCTTTAGTTGATGGCCAAGATGGTTCGACAGTTCCTGTGATGCCTCCAGACACTACTTTGTAAACATATCCTGTAGGAGAAGAAGGAGATATAATGTCTCCTTCAACTTTTTCTTCTGAAGAATTCCACACAGGAGGTTTTAAATACATAATATAATGTAGAGAAGCATCTGGGTCAAATGGCTCTCGAATACTTATAGATTTTCCTGTGCTGATAATCATTATAAAGTTGCAGCAGTAAGAGTTACAGTGACATTAAGAGTATCACCAGAAGCTACAGCTTTATCTCCTGTAGAAAATGCAGCACCTCCTACTAATGTACCAATAGTTCCTGATTTAGTTGAATCAGTAGTAATAAATGCTCCACCAATTGTAGCAGTACCGTTAATTGAAAAAGTAGCTTTAGATGCAGAATTGTTTACAGACTGTGATGTTACAGTACCTAAAGTTAATGCAGGACGAGTTGCTTCGGTATATGTTACATCTTCATTCCAACCTGCGTGTGATGCCATTGTATCTGTTGCAGCAATTGTAGGAGTTGCAGAAGTAAGTCCAACAAAATGAGACGCTGTATATGCAGAGCCTTTATAATATTTATCTAAAATATCATCAAGACCTGTATTAACAACAATATTAAATACTTCTTCTTTCCATTTTAAATTACCAGCAGAATCATAACATTCAAATGAATATTTATTTTTAAATCCAGCTTCATATTTATTTTTACGACTTGTATCTAAAGAAGCTCCAATTGATACTTGTTGTTTGATATCGTGGTTCATAGGTTTCCTATATGTATTTTGTTATCAATATATTGAATTTTTAAATTTCTATTTTCGGCTTTTATTAATATCTCTTTCCCTTTATTAGTACGAATTACTAAATTAGGATTTCTTCCGTTTGTATTTACTTCAAAAGAAGAATCAAGATTTACATCTAAAAGAGAATTAACAGATGTTCCTAACGCTTCTAGAAAAGCAGTTGTTACATCTATGCTAACATCTAGTGATGTTAGTGTTTCATTAGATTGATTATTAACTATTCCTAGGTTAACAGACCCTTCTAATGTTATCAACTGAGTAGTTGATATTCCTTGTTGAGCTATTAATGCAATATTAGCAATTAATTCCTTACCGGATGTTGATGAAAGAATATTATTAATAGCTAGTGATATCGAGGTATTATAATCAACTATAGTATTATTTAATAGCTGATTCTTTAATCCTACATAAGTATCTAAATTATAATTAGATATAGTAGATATATTAGTTTGTAGATTATTATTTAATAATATATTTTGATTAATAATTAGTTTTTTAAGAATACTTATATATTCATTAAATCTTAATGATATATTAAAATCATATTCTAATGATGCTAAATCGGTAATTGCAGTATTGTGGCCAATATTTAAACTAGCATCTAATACTGATGCAATATTATTAAGAATATTATTATTATAGCTAATAGGAATATCTAAATTATAATCAGCTATAGCAGATATATTACTATTTAAATTTGTATTAATATTTATAACTGAATTATAATTGATATTTGTATTTACTGGAATTCCAAATCTACTATTCAAATCCATTAATACTTCAATTGGAAGAGGAATAGTGCCAGTAGATAAAGTTGTCCTAGCTAATAAATTTAAATTTATATTTGTATTATAATTTATAATAGTATTAGATACTATAGAGTTATTATAATTTAAATTAATTACAGGATTATAATTTACATTAATAGATGGTATTATTCCAAATTGATTAGATAACGCAACACTTACATCAATTGGCGTGCCGATTACATTATATGAAGTTGATATTCCACTTTTAGTAGTAATTATAACTTCACTAATTATATTAGCAGTTTGACCAGATTCATATCTTTGTATAGATCCTAAATTAATATTTAAATCTATATTAGATATATTAGCAGAGGATATGGAAGAAGTATATCCTATACTTATATCTTTATTTGTATTTATATTATTATTATCTGATACGGACTTTAATAAAGATAGTGATAAAGATTGATTGAATATATTTCCAGTCGCGTCAGTAAAATAGTACCACTTTCGGCGGGGTTTTAGGATTTGATAGGGGGCTTCGTGATAAGCTGCTATTTCATCATTACTTAATAGTGTGTTTCTGCGCGTATCTGTAAAATGCAATCTACCTTGTAACATAACAGTAGAATCTCGCCTGCCTCCATGACCTATATATCTCCCATATATGAAAAGCGCTGTACTAGCTGTAGATGTTTGTGCTTTTAATTTGCCATCTATATATAATTTATGAATATTTCCATTAGGATTATATGTTATCGAGACTATATGAAACAACCCGTCAGCACAGTTTTGACCAGAATCCAGTGTAAAATTATAACTCCAGCCTACATCTCGAACTCTTAACTGAATTACGCCACCGATTGAATTTATAACAAATGTCTGATTAGTATCCCATCTATCCTCAGACCATATATTAAAATTTGCTGTACTTGTGTAAGATACTCCTACTGTTACTGTATGTGTTAGTCCATTATTCATTGTTGTTGCTATAGACTCTTCTATAGGAACATGAAATAGAACTCTTTCTGAATTAAATACACCAGCTTCACCATCATAGTAGGGCCTACCTATTTTTTGGGATATATTAGCGGTATTGTTTGCAACAATGTTTAAAGGTTTATCTGGCTCGGGGTAATATCCTGTAATACCATCCGATAAAAAGTTGCCCCAGTCTATTTCATACTGATTGGCTGGCTTCTTGTCTTTAAACCTTTCCCAGCGCGGTATAAAAACCATTTTTAGACGCTCTCAGGATTTACGCCGCGCATTGTTACTGTTTCAGAAGCTAAGGCCGCTCCTGAATTGTTGATAAAATGCAGCTTCCAAAAACTTTTAGTGTCATAATACTGTAAAACTTTAGTTACAGCGGTAGTTCCATTTAACTCTACTGAACCAATACGTCGCATGTTTGAAGTTTTAGTGGTTGATGATAAAGAACCCGTTGTGTTACCTTCTAATACATAAACATCGACTGTTCCTGTAGTTGCAGCAGCGGCTGTTAATGTGATTGAAAAATCAACCCACATATAACGGTCAACTGTGTTGTCATGTTCGGCAGTTTCACTAACTGATGCGGTATCTGCAAGTGTAGATAGTCCTGTTACAGTTAGCGTTGCTTGTGTTGCATAAAGGGGTTTAGCTTGTGGCATTTAGCTTCTCCTTTAATAAATAACCTTCTAATTGCCAAATTTTATCTCGAGCGTTTCCAAAAGCTATCTTCTTACCAAGTTCTTCATCAAAATTTTCAGGACTAGCACATGCACTTTCACCAGTTATCATAAACCCATTTTCCAAAGTAATGCAACAAACAGTAAGAACATCATTAAAGACATGATAGTCTTCTTTTATAATCTTCTTGTCAATCATAGATGGTGTTAATCTTGGCGCATTCAAACCTTTTTCATTTATTTCTCTTTCAATATTATTTTCATTCATTATATCTCATCCTTACCTTCATCTAGTTCAATTGACTTTTCGCAATGTCTTTTATCAATCAAACTTAGTAATTTGCAAATAAAGTAACATACTCGGCAATTTGTCTTGTTTTTGCCCATTCTGCTACTAAGTGTTTCATCAGGGTCTCCGCCGAATAATGTATTAACAAATTGGTCAATACTAATTAGTATGTTCCAGATATATTTTTTAAACATAGTTTCTAGCATTAACAATATCAGTTAAAGTAACATCGCCTTGCCAGTTTTGGTCAGACCACGACACAAGACTATCGCCCAGCGATAAGATAGTTGTCTTATCTGCAGTTGTAATTATTCCAGCAGTTACAAGGTTATCTAAAATAGTTGTCAGCTTATTTAGGTAAGCAGCATCATTGACATCAAACACTTGAAACTCTTGTAAAGCAATTTCAGCAGCACGTGCGGCAGGATCTGTAGAGTCTTTGATGACCAGTCGTTTGTCGATCAACTGCAAATACGCCTTGATTTGAGAAACAGGTATTGGTTGTTTCACTGGAATATCTTTAGTATTTAGAGCTATTCTGATTTGCTCATCATTAAATGTGGAAAATGCAGGGTCGGCTAGTTTTGATTTTAGAATTGAATAATCTGTCATTGTATTGTTAATATTTTTGTATTACTATTGGCAAAGAAGTTTCTTGTGAATTTTTCTGTTCTTCTACTTTTTCTATAATAGATGTTTCATCTTTTTCTTTTTTATCTGAAGAATAATTGATAATATTAAAAGTAGTTTGTGTAGATTCTTTTTGTTTCTCTTCAAACATTCCAAGTTGTTTTCCTAAAAGAGAAAGTGCCTGCACTCGCGCTGTAGGTGAGCTTCCTTTTCCACGATTAGTTGCTTCTTGTAAAAGAAGATTCATAACATCATCCTCAGTTAACCCTTTAGCATCTAATTTATTAATCATCTGCTTTTGGATATGATACTGAACGGCTTCACTTTTATAGAATCTATTATTTTTAGTTGGATGTTTTACATTACTAACTAAAGAATGTGATTCTTTGTGAGATAAGGTTCTAAGATATGCTTTTACATATAACTTTTCTTCTGGAGATAGTCTTGGTTCAGATACTGATATTTCTTTTACTGAAGTATGTAAATCTTCATTCATTTTATCTCTTCTTTCCAGCTTTAGAATTTCTTTTAAATGATCTATTTTTAGATTTAGATACTACTCTAAGATTGGATACTGAATTATTCAAAGGATTCATATTTTTATGATCTACATCCATTGAATCTCCTAATCTAACTTTTCCTTTTTTCATCATCATTCTTCTAGCCTTATTTCTAGAACTACGTTTTTTAATTTCAGCTTTTGAAGACTGAGATACTTTGTATTCTTGGTTATAATCTCGTTTATAATTTTTTGAACTTGGCATAATAATATTTATTTATATTTTTGTAGAGTTAGACATGATATATATAATTAAAGTTCCATAGAGGCACCCTATGGCTTAAAAATGTATAGAGTAAGGTAATATACTGGTAAAATATTATCGTCTCTTAAACAAGCTTAGATTTGTTTATTTTGGTAGTATTAATATTTATATATAGAAAGGAAAAAGAAAGAGAGGGTATGAGGGTCATATATACATATATACCACACATATCGCATCATTCCCAACCTACCACCCTATCGACTAAATTTGACATGCCTAACTTTTTCTGTTATCATGGTAGATTTGTCAGAAAAATATGCATTTGACAAGTCTGGCAAACTCTGGTAAAATAATAGAATTTTGTTTTTCTTTTCTATTAGCTATTGACAGACTGACAAAATTATGTTATTCACGCGCGAGCATTATATATATGCAAGATTTTTTCTGGCTATTGACATTCATATCTAATCCTGTATAATGTGAAACCAAGTTAAGGGATTAAACAAAACGTCATAGGGATTGACAAATTGATTGGGATCTGTATAATAGAACCCAAGTCGGAAAACAAGTGTTTCTGACACGCTCTTTAACAATATGGTGTTAGAATTAGCGCGCCCCTTCATTAGGGCGAGTGATTGCAGCTAGACACGGGTAGTCCGTGAGTCACAAGGTGTTAACGTGACTTGGTTATGCTGAAGTTTGGTATAGCTTGCTAGATGTTGCAATCTACAGGTAGAGTAGAGTCTCTATCCTAGCGCATTACTCACTTAACAAGTAGGTCTGTGGGTTTATGCAATGCTAGAAAAAAAGCTCGTTCATATGTGGAGTGCAGGCCGAAAAGTTCATAAAATACAAGGATTTAGCGTATTTTTGACTTTTGGGCGGGGTCTTGCGAGTTCTGTAGTACTAGCACCATGAAATAGGTACGAAAGCCCGTAACAGGGTTAATCCGTGTATAAAAGGATTTTATAACAATGGATTAGGCTTTATTGTGAAAAAATAGCAATACAGACCTAGTTCAATCATGGGTTATATTATAGCGGCGAAAGCAAAATGACCGCGTAATAGTGCCTTCTGTAGGCGTGTGGTAAGGTCTAGCAAACCTTCATGCGCCTACAGGGACAAGACTAAATCACTTTGATTTAGAGTGATTTATTTTTGTTCTTTTAATTCTTTATTACGAGGGTGTATCATGAATGATTTCACAATCAATATTTCGAAACTTCGTTTAACCAACGAGGGTCTTGCAAATTACTTGCAATGCCCTATTTCGCATATTCCCAATTTTAGGGATATGTGTAAAAAAGAAGAAGTCGCCAGGGGTGGCGGCGAATGGTTAGTCGTAACCGACATGGGGGACGATTACCTAGTCCCCAGTCATTTTTATGACGAATGAGGGCTGGTAGGTCACGGATGACCGCCTATCTATAATGGCATTACTTTAGTGCTTTTATAGATAGGTTTCCTATCGTTTTCTTTAAATAACTGGAGTAATTGCTATGAAAAAATATGAAGCAAATCAGGTAATCAAAGCAATCGAAACGGCCAGCCGTTTCGAATCTGAAGCTAAGACTATATACTTTGAAGCATTTGTTAGTGCTTCATTCCACGTTGCCGAATCAGGCAACATTGCATTGTTGTCTAACGGTATAAAATCCGTTAACAATAAGTCCATTTATAAAAAACTTATCGTTAGGTGGTTATGTGACCACTTAAATATTATTTACGATAAAGAATCTGAGTCATTCAGATTTAAAAGAAAAGGTAAAGCCTTAAAATTTACCAAAAAACAGGTGGAAAACCTTATTAAGACGCCATTCTGGGAAAAGAAAGAGACCGAGGATACGGAATCAAATGACCTTAATAAATCTTTGAAGGGAATATTAAGCGCAACAAAGCGTATGGAAAAGCTTGTTGTTGAGTTCGAAGACATCGACTCTCTTTTAGTGTCTGATTTTGTTAATAAACTCGAGGAGTTAAAAGCCCTCGAAGAACAACTTAAAGAGTTGGTTGAACCAGAAGATCAACAAGAAGCTGCATAATTTTTTTAACGGGTCAAGGATGGCCTGATTTATTTAATATAGTTAATAGGAGTTGTTATGAAAAAAGTGATCGTAACCAGACACAGTGGGCTAATTGAATATCTTTTAAAGATGGACTTAATGTCCCCTGAAGATACTGTGGTTGCCCATGCCACAGTCGAAGATGTAAAAGACAGGGATGTGATAGGCGTGTTGCCGTTATCGTTAGCTGTGCACGCCAACTCTATCACAGAGGTGCCTCTGAACATCCCTGCTGAATTGCGCGGCAAAGAGCTGTCATTTGAACAGGTACAGCGGTTCGCAGGGAACCCTGTTACGTACAGGGTCAAAGAAATCCCAACATCCACTTGCCAATGCGGGTCTGGTTTCTATAATGATATATGCCCGTATAACTCAGAGTTTTGCGGGTAACTTAACAGGCCAAGGACGGCCTTATAAATATAATAGTCTTATATTCTAGAATTTGAGGTATTGAAAATGAAAAAATGGTACACTTTTAGCCCTCGTATGTCTCAAGTAATAATGCTTGGTAATCGTACAGTTCTAGCAGACTGTACACATATAAGAGCAGTAAGAGATGGTTCGATTATGAGAGCTACTGTTCGAATAGGGCGCGATAAAATTAAGGTAATATCTAAAACACAAGGTAAGTATTGGGAAGCTGTTTAGGTTTACCATCTTCGCAAGGATTCGATAAAATTTTTTACTACTATCACAAAAGTGCTATTCATAATAAGGTATTGATATGTTCAGTGTAGAGTTTGCTAGGTCTATAGAAAGTAATGCTGATATAAAAGCAGTTACTAGACTAAGCGACAAACATAATAAAACTATCGTTATAAACTACTCTAATTTAGATTACCTACTAAACATGAGAGTAAAAACGTAATATGTTACAACTGGCTACATCATATTTAACGATATTCGTTATGATGTAGCTAAATTAGTATCCTTAATTAACTTAAAATAAAAGGAAAATAAAATGAAGTATTACATTTATTTATTACACCAAACAACTCCAATCTGTTATACATACGACTATGAAGTAGCTAATTGGTTCCGTAACCATAATAAATATAGAGTAACTGTAAATGAATAATTACTTAAAGATAATAACGCCTACATTATTGTTTTTAACTTATTTGATATTGCCTATCTTCTTACCACAAGGATTACCAATGATTATTTTCTTATGGTCTATAGTTGCATTAACTATAGTATTATACTGTTTAATTACAAGTGACTTTAGGACTAAATAAACTAATACTATTGACATCTTAGTCTTATTATTCTTATAAGTCTTTACAGTCAATCCTTTAGTTTCTTTAGTCTTTTAGTATGTATCTATTATATTCTTAATATATACTCTAAAAAACAAAAACTATATAAAATATATATAACTATATAATATATAAAATTATATTAGACATTAGTTATTATATAAAAGTTCAATATAGGTTATTTTTCTTTTCTTCTTTTATAAAAGGTAATCCAATGAAACATTTAATATCTGAATATGGAGTAACTAAGACACAATTACAACTTGCATTAAAATCATTACAATTTTTAAAAAGAAAAATAAAAGAAGAAGAAGATGACTGTATGTCAATAGGAATATGTAATAACTATTATTCAATTAAAAGTGTTAATGTAAAAAATATGTTAAAAGACAATGAAATACTATCTGAATGGAAATATTATTCTGGGGATTATATCTTTCCGATTAAAAGTACAATTAAAGGATTAGATAATGTTAAATCTTATCAAATGGATAGCATGAATGGAACACTATGGAAAGGTAAAGGATACTGGTACAGAATAAGATTACTTAACTACTGGATTAAAGTACTTAAAGAACTATTAAATATTATAAACTAGTTTAATAGGTTTAATATAATTTAATAGATATTATATAATATAATAGATCTAATATATTATATATATTATTATATTATATATATTCCTTCAGGCCGCTTATGCTGTTAGACCATATAAAACCAAAAAAGTTCAATCTTCCTCTTTTCACTTCTTTTTGAAGGTACTAAAATGATTTCAATGCTTGTTCGTAAAAAATATAGATTACATAATAAACTTAAATTAAGACGTACATTTGATATTAAATTAGCAAGGTCTTTAAATTTAGTAATCCGTTCTCGTAAATATAATTATCCTCACTATGACGATTTATGTATCAATTGGGGCAGTAGTTACTATAATGGAACACATCCTAAACGATGGCTTAATGATCCAGCATCAGTTCATAATGCTATTAATAAAATTAAAACATTAAAAATATTGCATAATAACAATATACCTTCTCTTACTTTTACTTTAAACAAAGAAGATGCAAAATATTTATTTAACACGAATGATAAAGTATATTGCAGAACTAAAGTAAAAAGTTGTAAGGGTAAAGGTATAGTAATTGCCAATAATAAAGATGAACTTGTAGACGCAGAATTATACACTGCACACTTTCCTTTAACCCATGAATATAGATACCACATCTTTAACGGAAAAGTAATACATGTACAAGAAAAACGTAAACGTAAATCTGAAACTTTGGAACAATTAGGACTAGTTCATAATCCTTTAATCCGTAATTTCGATAATGGATATGTGTTCTGTATTCAGGATGTTATCATTTTTCCTGAAATTGAAGAGAGTTGTATCAAAACTGTAGAAGCGTTGGGGTTAGATTTTGCTGCTATAGATGTAGGCGCGATAATTAAATCAGTGGATGGTGATGTTAAATTACAAGATTATGCTATCATTGAAGTAAATACTGCACCTGCCCTTAAAGATACCACATTCAATAAGTATCACAATGCCCTTAAGAGCTACATAGAGGCTTTATAAGGCTTAAAAACTATTAACCCTATACACTCGTATAGATTTTTAATTAACGAGGCTTATACGGCCTCTATGTAGCTCTAAGGAGTATTAAATGACTAATCTTAAACTATTTATTGTAATCTTTTTATTTACAGCAATTCTCAATTGTTACTATTACCTATGAATATATATATTCCTTATTACGATTTTGACACTATCGAATTATTTAAACACTTATATCCAAATGCGGCTATACCATACTCGGTCTCATATGAAAGACTGAATACTAAGCAGTTCGATATAGTGGTATTAGTAGGTGGTGCTGATATATCGCCAGCAATTTATAAACAACCTAAACAACCGTTGACTGATGACCCAGATTATAATAGAGACATTAAAGAGATTCTGATAGCCACAGAGGCAGTAAAAAATAACATTCCGGTAATCGGTATATGTAGAGGGGCACAATTATTAAATTGTATTGCTGGTGGCTCATTAATACAACATGATATATCAAAAATACATTTACATTCGCATGACATCAATATGATTTATGGTACT